AGAAATAGGTTTTATTCTGATAGCGGTTAATTGTGTTAATCGCTGCACCTTGAACTTGAGAAACTAAATCAATGCGGCCCGCTGAGGCCATTGCCACTTCGCGCTCTCCCAACTCCATCATGGTTTGGTAGTAGAATTGTTGACGACCTTCATAGTTGAAGTTAGCGCTAACGTTACCGTTCTCGTTGAAGTCACCATACGCTGTGGTGGTACCTGTTTGCTCAGCGATCGGGAACTCGGCAGCGGTTGTTAACCAATCTCCCATTTTCTCTTCGCCAAAAATTTCTGTTGCACGAAGTGGTGCAAAAAGGATGTCGATCGGTTCAGGGGCAACGTAGGTGGTGAAAAGGCTCAACACACCGGCGTTCCCACTTGTCGTCAAGGCTGCTTGAGCATCCTGTGCGAAACGTGAAGCGTCACGTACTTCGTGCATGAAGTGGATGCCGTGGTCATTGGCTAATTGCGCGAGTACCGCGCGGTCAGAAATCTTCATTGTTACTCTCCGGTTCCGTTAACGCCGTAAATCCAAGTGCCGATTTGAATCAGCTCGTCAGCATCACCTGCGGAGCCTACATAAAACTGAGTTTCAACATACCCGTCGACAGTCGCGCCAGCTGAACCGGTAGCGATTGAGCCGTCAGTAGTCGATGCGAATACCTTTTGACCGATAGTGGCCGCTGTAGCCGTTTTGGCCCAGAAGCTACCTTGGGTCAGGATGGTTACCGGGTTACCCGCAGGAATCAGCATTGAGCTTGAGCCAAGGTATGCGGTAATAAGCGCTTGCTGCTCACGGTGGATAAATCCAGCCGGTGCGATGGTGCCTGCGTTGTACACTTCACCGTCTAAGAACCATGCGAAGCGTGCGACAGTTGCGCCATTCGGACCAGCGACTAGCTGACCCTCTCCAGCGAGTTGTTGGGAGCGGATGCTGTGGTCTGCAAAGTCACCCTCGACCGCGGGGGCCATGTATTGATTAATTTTCTTCTGGAACGCCATTATTTACGTCCTTTCAGTGATGGGAATAATTGGCTAAGGTCGCCGCGAGGTGCGGAATCAGTTGCCATAGGAGCAGCTCTACGTTGCTTGCCTTGAATAGCCATGCCGACCATCGCCTTGAGTGCGTTGAGGTCTTTAACATTCTTGTGGCCTTTGATTCCTGCAGCATCGAGAGCCATGTGGTAGATAGACTCTGCGCTATCCATCGCACCGACTTCACCGACTAAAGGCTTAACGTCTGCCTCGGCTTGGCGCATTGCTTGGAAGCGACGAACGACCTTGCGCTCAATAGCAGCGGCGTCCATTGCTGGCTTGTCGTCACAGTCGTCATCTTCGGCTTGGTCATCCTCATCGGAGTCATTGGCCTGATCGTCTTCTTGGTTATCCGAGTCTTGAGCCTGGCTATCGTCGCCATCCTCGTCGTCTTCGTCCTCGGCTTGCTCATCTTCTTTTTCATCAAGAGCAATCAGAGTGCGGCGAACTGCCTCGGGGTCAGCATCCTGCGCCAAAAAAGGCTGTAGAGATGCCATTAGCTTTTCAGCTTTGGTCATTGGTATTTCCTCGGGTTTAGAATCTCCGACTACAACATCAGAGCCAGTGCGCCCTACTTCAACGAGGGCTAGGTGATTCCCAACAATGTCACGCATCACGCCGTCATAGCGTTGACCGTTAACCTCGCCGGGGGTCATGTCAGGCCGATATCGATAGCCTGGTGATAGTTCTTCTCTCGTTTCGTCCTGAATCTCAGCGATAGCTAAGGCATCAGTGACGATGAGGTCTGCTGTAACATAAATCCCGTTGAATTCGACATTGGAACCAACTGAGCCGACGACGGCCTCTTTAGGTGGCTCCTGAACATCGAAGGGGATGTGTTTGTTCAGCAGGGGGATGTTCTTGAAAGTATCGACAGCACGCTTTAATTCATCAGGGTGTCGGTACAGTAGGTATTGCTGGTCAGGGTTAAGGCCTAGTTCCTTGTGTCCGGGTATCTCATATCCGTAATAGGGGCAGATATTAGCCTTTGAAATATTCGAGTTCTTCACTCGGAGATAGCCGTTCACATCGAACGAGCGTGCGGTTGCCCTGTCCAGAGCGAGATGCTCTAATGTCATACCGTCCTCGTTATTATTTTTGTGTCATTTCCCAAGGCATCACGGCCTGCTGACTACAGCGACAGTTAATCAATTGACCAGGGAAAATAAATTCACCGTCAATGAATGCGCCTTTACTGAGGTCGAACATCAGCCTGTCTCTTCCCGCTTTTAGGTGGGAGGGACGCGGGACTTTACCGCCACCGGAATGACGCCATATTGCATGGTTAATACCGATGGACTTCTGCCTAGCTGTAATGATGACAGCGTTAGCTTTCGCTGATTGGTCACGAGCAATGAACGCCGCCCGTCTTTTCGTGACACCGTATTGCTCTTGCAGGTTGTCAGCGAGGTACTGCATGTCAAAGCCACGCGACACAGATTGCATCACGATAGTCTCGACACTGCTTAGGTGTTTTTCAGCAATGGATTTAATCAGGCCAACGTTTTCAGCAAGCGAACCCTCAAGCGCGTTTTTCACTTCTTCGCTCATGGAGAACTCGACCGTAAAGCCAGCCTTTTTCATCGCATTATGAAATCCTACGTCAGAGGACTTCTGAGAGGCGTTAATGAATTGAGATGCCAACTTATCAGCAACCCCATCAAATCGCTTTAGCCAGCGCTTGGTTAACGATTTGATGGCTTTCTGCATCAGCTTGGCGGGTGACGGGAGAGCATCCTGTGCTAACCCTGTCTTTTTGTACTCTGCACGGACCCAATACATGATTGATTCGTGCATTTCCTCGACTAACTTATCCAGCGCCTTTTCGTATCTCTGCCTGACAGTTGCATTAGGTAATACGGGGTCAAGTAGCCGCCCGGTCAACTTCAGATTCTGGCTCGCCTTCCTCTTCTTGCTCGTCGTCATCGTCATCGTCTACCCCGGTATCAAATTCAGCATGTAGCTCAATACCTGCAAAGCGAGAGTTCTTATCGCCTTGCAGAATCGACAGCGCACTATCTCCATCAATGATTTGGCTTGTGACCAACGTTGCGAGCGTGTCAGCTAGGTTTTTCTCGACCTCTGATTTCTCAAGTTCGGAAAGCTGGTAAAGGGGCTCAAAGTCAAACCCTATGGCGTCATCAATCTCACCGTAGAGATGCAACTGGACCACCTTAATCGTCTTTTCAAGCTCATCGCGTAAGTCAGCTTCTTGTCGCGCCATGATGTAGTCATAGAACACGCGAATCTCACCATCGCTAGAGGCGTTTAGGCCCGATGGCGTGATGCCGAGTAACTTGACGATCGGAATTGACGAGATGCCGGCCATTTGCTCTTGGGATTGAGCCTGCAATGCATCGAGACCAGATAGCGGGATATTAAACTGGAAGAATTCTTCTTGGTCCTTATCCAGCAACATGACCCCGTTGTTATCGCGAAGCATTGCAAATATCTCAGCGCGTCCCTGCAAATCATCTTCAGTTCCGCCCTGCAACGTTGACTGCATGTTGGTCAGAATGCCACTGGTACTGAACGAGCGAATCATCGTGTTAATGGCGTCGCGGGTGCTAATCCAATTATTTATGGTCGGCTCACACATCTGCGAGATACTGATACCACCGAACGCGAACGATGCTTTGAGCATGTCAGGCACAGGGTTACTGATAATCGTACCGAGGCGCGTATGGTGCGTGAGTTTTTGGAAAACGTACCACTCAGACGGCTTGTAGTAATCACGACGCAGCGGGTTAGTGCTGTTGAATATTCCCGGATAGGTCCACATCGGCTCGACGTTAACCAGACCACGAAAGCTACCCTTCGTGATTTTGAATTGATTCAGGGTTAGGATATTCGACAGCTCATCAGGGTTGTCACTGACTAGCCCAGAGCCTTTAGGCATGTCGAGGTCGTAGTAGAACTGGCCTCGGCCGAAGTAACCGTCATCTTCAAGAGCCTTACGAAACGACTCTTGGATTTTTAGCCGCTTAAACTCCTTCGTGATTTCGATAACCTTTCGGTCACGCTCACCACTTTCGTCATCACCGTGGACTTTGATGTTTATCCACTTGCGGGTCATTTCCTCAGCGATAACGCTGACTATCTTTCGAAACTCAGGCTTGAGCGCTAACTGCGCGAGAACTGGGTAACCGGGGAAGAACACTTGGTACAGTCCAGCATCGTTAATCCAGTTGTACGGCGTGTTGTCCTGCGCCATTACCGAATCATAAGCAAAGTCGGGTACAACGCCCGGAGGCGGCTCGTATCGCTCCACCTGTTGCGGCAGCTCATATATTTTACTCGCGCGAGATATTTTCATCGGGACTTTCTCTGCGCGTGGTTCATCCTCCCGCTGAGGTGCAGGATTCTGCTTTTTCTTCCAGAACATATTTATCGTCTCAGCAGTGCGGGGTTAATTTTGATTGGTGGCTTACCAGAAACGAGGTTGTCGTCAATTGCATCCATCCAGGTGTCGAGAATATCGTCGTTATCGTGGCTATCGTCATAGGAGAACGCTGCGCACTCGGACATAGCGGTGAACACCCATTTAGTCATGCCAGCCATTGAGCCATCTTGGTAAGTCACAAAGTTAAGCGGCTCACCGTCATCAGCATGAGTTTCAGGAACGTACACGCGACCCGTTTTGATTTGTGGGACCACGTTCAAGCATCGAACCAGTTTGTTTTGTCCGGTACCGCGCGGAATTTCCTTAACTGGGATCCGCTTACGCTTTTTGAGGGTAGTTATCAAACCTTGTCCGGCTTGCTTCTCTTCAATTGCCATATAACGGATAGGCATTGCACTTTTTAGTGCTTCGCTGCTCCATCTCTCCCAGACTTCCTCTGCTTTCTTCAATAAGTCTTCTGGGTCCCAACGACCGCGCTCAACATCGATGATGTATAGGTTATCGTCGACACCCATTCCAACGAGCGTGAATACGGTGTAATCAAGCCAGTCTTCTACCTTGCCGCTATTCGTATCGACATAGATAGCACGCCATTTAAGCTTCGGTAGCTGCGTGTAGCGGCTAAACCAATCCGTATCGATAATCCCACCGGTTAGCGCCATTGGGTTTTGCTGATACTGAGATAGGAACGTGTACCTATCTCGCTCCCACAGGGCAACAAGGTCGTTTACGTCTTCCATCTCAGGCCAGTATGACCAGTAACGCTCACCAGCGACCACCACGGACTCGGTGTCCTTGACTGACTCCCAGCACATCGACCGCCAAGGCTCATCAAGGGAGTTGATGTATTTCTCGGTGATTAAAGCTGGTATCGCGACATGGTGGAAATCGACTCCCATACCACCGGATAACATAAATCCAGTGGCGTCATCAGTGTGAAGCCGTTGCTGAATGGACACGAAAGGTGTTGGATGGTCCTTCGACTTATCTCCGCGGCGCGAGCGGATGGTGTTAACTAGTGTCGTATTGGCACTCTTGCGCTTTG